ACGCTCCCAATTCCAAAGCGTTACCTCAGTTACGCCCAGCTGCTTGGCGACTTCTTTCATCGACAGCCCGGCGTTTACCCGCGCTGCTTTAGGAATAAATTTCCTCTGTTTCATGCGATCACCTCCTTTCACTACCCTTATTATATTTATCCTTGCTAAAAATGTCAAGCGTTTTTGTAAAAAACAAAAAACAATTTGCTTTACGGTCAGATCAGGTCGCTCAGTCTCAGCCCCAGCACCTCTGCCGCCAGCCGGAGCCGCTTGCGCGGGATTTGGCGACTCCCCATTTCGTATTGCGCCACGATCGATTGACCCCATTTGGTCGTGATGCCGATTGCCTTGGCAAGTTCTGCCTGGGTCATGCCCGACTTGAGCCGGGCGGCTCGGATGCGCTCTGCGGGGGTCATATTCATTATGATTTGAGCGCTTCCGCTATTGTGCGGCAAACGCGATCAGCATCCACGGTGGTGATATAGCCGCCCGGGAGAAACACGCCCGTTTGAATGTACCGGATTTTACCAACATTGTCGCCTTCAATCAATTCTACTTTGCAAACTGAGTCCCCCGCCCTGTTGTACCGACGCTTGACTTCTTCGATAATTTTAACCTTAATTTCCATGGTATCCTCCTATTTCTGCTCCTCCACGAACACAACCCTTTCTTCATTTTCTTCCCAGGGCGCAACCTCTGCATAATCACCCGTCTTGTTCGCCCAATCCTGCGCCTGATCGATGCAGTAGTCTACATCGTCAACCACACTCGCGCCTGTGGCATCATCCAAGTCTCCTGCCTCAAAAAAGTCGTATGACCAATCCGGACCATAGCCGCTGCCGTTCCACACTTGCATCCTGATTTCAACAACCTTTTTCCCATCAGTTAATTTCATGGTCTCCTCCTCTTTCTGCCGGAGTGGGCCGGCTCCCTTTGTTGTCTATATCTTATCATGACCGTATGGTAATGTCAACACCTTTTTACAGGGAATAATAACCAATGTTTTATAATCTTTTTTGTGCAACTTGCACAAATAGATGCAGGTCTCTAAAAAATACCGACAGTGTGGCACACTAACGGTGGGGAGGTGCTATATGAGTCATAGCAATGCGGCTGTACCCCCACAGCCAAAGAACAGGGGCAAAACAGGGCAGGCGAAGCGCCAGCGCAACGAAAAGGGGCAGTTTGTCAAGGGCCATTCTGGGAATGTCAACGGCAGGAAGAAGCTGCGCGAGGAGTTCAAGACCTTCGCCCAGGAGAAGTCAATTGAGGCCTTGAAGATGGTGTACAACGTGATGACAGCTGCGGAAACCAACCAGCGTGATCGTACGGCTGCGGCCCGTCTCCTGATGGAGTACGGTTATGGCCGACCGGCAGCCGAGTTTGACCGGGAGCGGGTGCAGATGGACCGGGAGCGCCTGGAGATGGACAAAAAACGGGCAGACCTGGAGAGCGGGGAGAAGAGCATCAAAATCGTGTTGTCGGACGACCTGAGGGAACTGGCCAAGTGACCGTGCTCACGATGGAGCCGCCACAGCCCAAACAGCGGGAGTTTTTTACATCCGGCGCGAAGTATATCGCTTTCGGTGGCGCGCGGGGCGGCGGAAAGAGCTGGGCAGTACGCGCCAAGGCCAAGCTGCTGGCGATCGAGTACCCAGGCATCAAGATCCTGATCATGCGGCGGACATACAAAGAGCTGCAAAACAATCACATTGACGCGATGCGCCTGGACCTTAACGGGCTGGCGCGCTACAACGCCTCCGACAAGCGGTTTTTATTCCCCAATGGCTCCATGATATCTTTTGGATATTGTGACGCGGATAGCCATATCCTACAGTACCAGGGCGCGGAGTATGACGTGATTTTTATCGATGAGGCCACGCAGTTCAAGGAGGAGTGGCTTAAGGTTTTCCCGGCGAGCCTGCGCGGTGTCAACGATTTCCCCAAACGGATTTACTACACATGCAACCCGGGCGGCGTCAGCCACGGATATGTCAAGCGCTTGTGGATCGACCGGGATTTCCGTGCGGAGGAGGACCCGGAGGACTACGCGTTTATTCGCGCTCTGGTGACCGACAACCAGGTGCTGCTGGACAGCCAGCCGGACTACCTGACCCAGCTCAAGGCGCTGCCGTACAAACTGCGTAAAGCTTGGCTGGAGGGGGACTGGACGATCCTGGAGGGCGCGTTTTTTGAGGAGTGGACGGATGATCCGGCGCACTATCAGGACAGGCGATGGACGCATGTGGTGGATCCGTATGATATCCCACCGGGGTGGACGATCTTCCGGAGCTTTGACTGGGGGTATTCCCGGCCCTTCGCATGTCAGTGGTGGGCCGTGGATTATGATGGAAACCTGTCTTGTATCCTGGAGCTCTACGGCATGGGCAGGGAGCCCAACGAGGGTATCAAATGGTCGGCCACACAGGTGTTTGGCGAGATTGCAAAGACCGAGAAAACACATCCCTGGCTCAAGGGCAAAAAGATCCACGGTGTAGCGGACCCGAGCATTTGGGCAAAGGAATCGACAGGCGTGAGCATCTACGACAGCGCGGTGGCCGAGGGGGTGTATTTCTCCAAGGCCGACAACGAGCGGATCCCTGGCTGGATGCAGGTGCACTACCGGCTGCAGTTTGACGAGGAGGGCTACCCCCGGATGCAGTTTTTTTCCAACTGCCGGCACGCGATCCGTACACTTCCTCTGATGATGTATGACCCGATCAAGGTGGAGGACCTGGATACCGACCTGGAGGACCACCTGGCAGACAGCACGCGCTACGCCTGCATGTCGAGGCCGATCGTGCCGGCCAAGCCCAGGGAGCCTGAGCCATTGCTGTTGGATCCGCTGAGCGCGGACATGGGCGTTAAGAGATACGGGAGGATCATATGAGCGAGATGACGAGCCAGGCAGGGGGGATGGACCTTACCATGCAGCCGATCGGCAAGGAGACGCTGATCCAGGCGACCAAGACCCTCCGTGAGTACAAAGAGGGCAAAACGCAGCTGGAAAAACGCATTATCGAGACGGAGAAGTGGTGGAAGCTCCGGCACTGGGACGTGCTGGATGCGCAGGGGGGCCCCTCCGGCAGCCCCTATGACCCGCGTCCCAAATCCGCCTGGCTGTTTAATGTGCTGATGGGCAAGCACGCGGACCACATGGAGAGCTACCCCGAGCCGCTCATACTGCCCAGGGAGCAGATGGACAAAGGGGAGAGCCAGATGCTGACCAATATTGTCCCTGTGGTGATGGCACAAAACAATTTTGAGGATGCCTATTCCCAGGCTGGCTGGGCAAAAAACAAATCGGGAACAGCGGTATACGGGTGCTTCTGGGACCCGGAAAAGCTCAACGGACTGGGCGATGTTAGCATCCGCACGGTGGACGTGCTCAACCTTTTTTGGCAGCCGGGAGTGGTCGATATCCAGGAGAGTCGGAACCTTTTCCACGTTGAACTGGCGGATGTCAAAGACCTGGAGGACCAGTATCCGCACTTGAAGGGGCAGCTGAAACCCGGACAGGCAGTGCAGGTGGCGGAGTATGTGTATGATGACCGCATCAAAAAGGACCAAAAGACGATGGTGGTCGACTGGTACTACAAAAAGCGTGTCCAGGGCAGGACGGTGCTGCATTACTGCAAGTTTGTTGGCGAGCATGTGCTATTTGCCAGCGAAAACGATCCGGAGATGGCGGAGACAGGTTGGTATGGTGATGGCGAGTTCCCCTTTGTGTTTGACGCGCTGTTCCCGGTGGAGGGCAGCCCCTGCGGATACGGTTATATCGACATCTGCAAGAGTCCGCAGACGGTGATCGACCTGCTGGACCAACAGATCACCAAAAGCGCGATGATAGGCGCGACGCCACGGTATTTTGCCACCGACCAGGCGGGCATCAACCTGGAGGAGTTTACCGACCTGACCAAGCCGATCGTCCACGCCACGGATCTGAGCGAAATTGGCCTGCGGCCGGTGGACGTGACGCAGCTGGGGAGCATCTACATCGAAGTCAAAAACCAAAAGATTGAGGAGATGAAGTACACGGCTGCCAATTTGGACGTAAGCAACGGCTCCGCGGGCGGCGTGACAGCTGCCTCTGCCATTGCGGCGCTCCAGGAGACAGCGGGGCGATCCAGCCGGGACAGCATCCGGGCCTCCTACCGCGCTTATGCCAAGCTGGTGACGATGGTGATCGAGCGCATCCGCCAGTTTTATGATATCCCGCGCCAGTTCCGCATTCTGGGTCCGCAGCAGACGGAGAAGTACATCTGGTACTCCAATGCAAACCTGCAGATGACACAGCAGGCGGGGTTTGGAGATATGATGGAGGCCCGGAAGCCGGTGTTTGACGTGGATGTCCGGGCGCAGAAGCAGTCAGCCTACTCCCGCTTGAGCCAGAACGAGTTGGCGGTCCAGTTTTATCAGATGGGCATCTTTAACCCGCAGGCAGCCGACCAGGCGCTGCTGATGCTGGACATGATGGACTTTTCCGGGAAAGACGAGCTGGAGCAGAAGATCCGGGAGAGCGCGATGCGCTACCAGATGATGATGCAGCAGATGATGATGCAGGGCGGAATGCCCCCGCCAGGGCAGGCGCAGGGCGGGGAGGACCCCCGGCAGCCCAGGACGGGGCAGCCCCAGCGCCAGGCAGGGCCAGGCGAGGCCAGCCATGTGCAGCGGGCACGAGTACAGGCGCATCAGGCAACGCAGCCAGGGCTCTGATCATCACGCTAAAATACTGGTCTCTAAATGGGGGTCAGTATTTTGTATGGTGGTGATGGGATCGCCCACCTACGGGCAGGAGGAGGACACATGATAGCACTGGATCTGCAGCACTTTGCGGATGGGGGAGCGGCCGGTGGGTCATCGGCGGCGCCATCAGCGGAGGGCACGGGCGTACAAGGAGATGCCGCCGATCTCATCCAGGACTACAGGCAGAAGCGTTCCAAAGGCAGACCGGCACACGACCAGGCGCGGACAGCGGCACAGCCCATAGCGGCCACAGCGCAGCCCGCCCAGGCCCCGGTACAGCCTCAGGAAGCGCAGCGCCCCGCCAGCGCGGAGACAGCCCCGGCAGAGGAAACTCAGCAAACCCCGGAGGACCGGAAAGCGAAGTTCAAAGCCCTACTGGAGGGCGAGTACAAAAGCGAGGCCCAGGAATGGGCGCAGAGCACCATCAAGGAGCGGCTCAAGGGCGCAAAAGAAGCGGAGGCTGTGTTAAATAAGCTACAGCCCGCACTGGAAGCGCTGATCACCAAGCACGGCCTTGATCCCGGTGACCTGGACGGCCTGGTAAAAAAAATCACCGACGATGATTCGCTTTACGAGGACGAGGCCCTGGAGCGCGGGATCCCGGTGGAGACGCTTAAGGAAATGAAAGCCCTTGAGCGCCAAAGCAAGGAGTACCAGCGCATGCAGGCGGAGAACCAGCAGCGCCAACTGATGCAGGCTCACTTCCAAAAGCTTTCCGAGCAGGCGAATGCGGCCAGGCAGCTCTATCCAGGCATCGACCTGAGACAGGAGCTGGCAAACCCGACCTTCGCGCGCCTGACGCACCCCAGTGTGGGGATTGATGTCAGGACGGCCTATGAGATCGCCCACCGTGATGAGCTCCAGCCCCGAGCGATGGCGGCTGTGGCTCAGCAGACGCAGCAGAAAATATCGGCGTCTGTGCAGGCGGGGGCATCCAGAGTATCCGAGAACGGCCTGAAGCCATCCGGAGGCGCAGTCTCCCTGAGTGATGACCCGAGGAATTGGTCCCGTGCGGAGCGCCAGAAAATCGCAGAACGCGCCAGGCGCGGGGAACGCATCACATTTTGATTTAGGAGGACAAACCCATGGCAAACGCAGGAGATCTGGTTAATGCCAGTACGACCTATATAAAAGCGAACAGCGGGACGCCTACCGCATTTGACGTTGGCGGCCCCAACTGGATGACGCCCACCATGAAGACCTTTTATGACACGATCATGCTGGACAATGCTCGTGACAATCTGGTCTACACACAGCTGGGCAAGAAAGAGCCCCTCCCCGCGCACAGCGGCTACACCGTTGAGTGGCGCAAATGGAACACCCTGCCCGATGCTGACCAGCTGACAGAGGGCGTGATCCCCACCGGCAAAAAGTTCGGCCTGACCGCCATTCAAGTGACCCTGACCCAGCACGGGCTTTATGTGCCTGTGACGGATGTCCTGGAGCTTCACGCGGTGGATGACGTCATTGTGGGCGCCACCGAGGAGGTGGGCGCTTCGCTGGGCCGCAGCTTCGAGAAGGTGACAAGGTCTGCCCTGATGCAGTCCAGCAACACCCTTCTGGCCGACGCGCTTAACACCGGGGCAGCAGGCTGGCCCGTTGCTTCCACCCCGGCTGCACGGCATCTGTTGAGTACGGCGGCCGCAACCTATTCCGTTCTTTCCCCCGACATGATCAACCAGGCAACCACCAAGCTCCAGCAGGCCAATGCGCCGTACTATGACGGCACCAATT